TGCGCTAGTAATCCAAGGTAGTAGGGGATGGCTTGACCGTTAGACATATGGTGGTCTAGCACCCGTATCTCACCGTATACCACCTGAAACCAAATCACAGCCGTGGAATCATTAAAGCCCAAGTCCCAAACGGTATGGCATGGGAACATTGGGTCATAGTCCACCGTGGTGATGCGCTCAAGGTCTGTAATCCTACGCATCTCTTGACCGTAGTATGCGCCCAGTATTGCGGCTTCAAAGCTACAAAGGAACTCCTGCTCGTACTGGTTAGCTGACATTGAAGCTTGAGCGTCTATGAGTTCTTCTTGCGCCAATAAGCCTGATTGGTCTGCCCGTAGCGTCTTGGTATACCACCTGTCATTATTTTGGGCTTCCCTGTAAATATCGTAAAAGGCGTTATGCCCACGGGGAGTCCCAATAAACACAGCCCAGCCGAGGCGATCAGCTAATAACGGTCTAATAATCTCGCCCCATACACGGGGTTTCATATCGGCCATTTCGTCAAGCACGATTCCGTCACAATAATTCCCACGAAGATTGTCAGGCGCATCTGCACCAAATAGCCTTATCCGTGCGCCATTATGTAGTTCTACCCATAACTCTGACTGGTTGGCTTTAGCCATAGCAGGTTCAGAGAAGCGTAATAAGTAGTCCCAAGCCACTGATTTGGCCTGACTGTAAAACGGGCAAAGGTAAAAGTATCTGCCGTCAGGTTTGTTTTCTTTAATTGCCCTGCGGATTAAGTCATTGATACTGGCTACCGTCTTACCTGCCCTTCGATGGCAGACCAATACAGCCCAGCGTTGTGTTCTCTTATGAAACTCTTTAAACGCTTCCCGTGCTTTGTACTCAAACTCAATAACGACTTCTTCAGTCATCTTTCCACTTATAGATGTGGACTACGGGTTTGGTTTCATCGCCTACCTGCTCAACACGGGCTAGTTTAGGTACATGGTACTCAGCTACCTGCATGAAGCAATCGAATGCGACTTTAGGGCCAAGCTTCTCGTTCATAGCGATCTCATCAAGCCATTCTTGAAGCTTGTGGCTATTACCATCCACGAACCGTGCAATCGCCTCTCTAGCGAGGGCTGTTGACTTATTAGGCACACCCTTAGGTCTACCGTTTCTATTTAAGTTTCCGTCAGTTTTCGATACTTTGTCGGACATACCTTACCCAAGTAGTTGATTAAGATAAGTTAATTGTAGGCTATTTTTGATTATTAAACAATTTCTCTAACATATCCCGTCTACTATCTTCATCGGTTATAGCCATTGCTGGTGGTACAGCAAATAGTGGTTGGCCTTTAGATAGGAAGGATTCTTTAGCTTCGGAGGTTAGGTCAAAGTAATGTACATTTTCGCCTTTACCTTCTTTGGCGGCCATGTAAGCGTCAAAGTCTGCGTAATCAGTAGGTTTGCCGCCTTTTACATCAAGTTTTGTTTGACCTACCTTTAAACCGTGCTTTTTACCGTACTTATTAATAAAGTCGGGCAGGATTTTGTCGTAAAAGCCTTTCATGCCTTCACCGCCAATTTCAAGATCAGCGTTGTTTAGGATGATTTCATCGTTTTCATTAGGCTTGGTTTCGTTTAACTTACGGGCGGCCTCTTTACCAATGTAATCGTCTACCTTATCTAAAGGTACATCTTGCATCATTACTTTTTGGTTGTTTTTGTCAAATGCTCGTAAAGTGCCTGTACCTTTGTCATAAATAACACGGTCTACATACTTAGCTAGGTTATAACGCTCTGCTTGCTGTTTACCAGTAGTAAATGCTACACGGTCATAACCACCTTCTGCGGCCATTTGCATGGCTCGTTTCATGGTTAGTTCTTGCCAGTTTTTCTTAAATGGTGCGTCAGGAATTGCATTTTTTAACTTGCTTTCCTCTTTACGCAAAGCATTTAAGCGGTCATCCGCAGATGTGTACATATCTAGGATTTCTTGCGGTGCATCCATACCTTTATCAGTGTATGGTTCTGCATCTTTTAAAGCTTTGGTTTTAATTTCGACTAATCTTTTTTGTTCTTCAATGTTGTTATCAATGGCTTTTTGGTCAAAATACCCTTTTTTGCGCCCAGTTTGATGCCAGTCGGATTGGATTTCTTCTACAAATAGGGTCTTTTTACCATCTATGGTGCGGTCTGTAACACGCATATGGGCAAGAACATTTGGCTCATCAAAGTGGCCTGATTGGTATTCTTTTTGACTACCTGCTTTGTATTCTTCGTTTTTTAAAAACTTTGTGCGCTCATTGTTTAATTCAGTGCGCTTACCAATTAATTGACCGTATTCTTCCCTGTTGCCAGCTTCTTTTAGTTGTGCAAGTTTGTCATTAACAGCATCTAGTTCAGCTTGTTTTGGAAAGGGTTTTGGTATGTATTCATTGGGGTATTGAATCAACACCTCACGGTAGTTTTCACCGTTAGGAAGTACATAATCAGCGTATTTAGGGCCTTCTTGCTCGTAGGTTAATAAACCACGGTCTAGCGCATCCTCTCGAATTCTAGCCTCTACATCACTAACATTGTATATACCGCTACGCCCAGTAGAAACTTCACGCCCTTGGGGGTCTTTTATGTAATATCCAACATCATCATTACCCGACACTTCGTACCCTAGATCATCGTAATAAGAACGGTATGGGTTATCGTAATACACATCTCTAGCATATTGTTCAGAGCGTTCACGAATCAAATCATCTACATAATCGTCAACACGATTCATATCGCTAAGATCAGCATTTGCGGGATTTACTTCTAAATCATTGTATGCTTGTAGTCTTAATTCTTCTAAAAAATCAGGGTCATCGTTTTTGATGCGAAAGTATTCATCATTGGCAATGTCATCCATGTAAACGGTATCATCAATAACATCACCACCTCGTAATTGGTAATCCTCTACTGTTCCTGCTTTATTGTAGTTTTCATCTAATACTTTTTCTTTAAGAGTTACGGGGTTTTCTCTTAAATATTGGGCGATTTGTTCCCGTGATACTTTAGGATTGTTTGTCAAGAATGTATCTAATCCCCGTGTGCTAACTTCTTCCTGCTTTACGCCTTGAGTTTTAAGTAACTGCGCTAGGTATTGTTGACCTGTACCTTTGGGGTTTTGCAGGTTCATTACTGCTTCGTCTAGCGGTGAATAGAATCCTAGTTCATTCTTAGTTGGTTGGCGTAATGCTTCAGCTATCTTAACTGGTGATGGCTCTGTAATGTTTGCAATTGCGCCTGTTTTGGTCAGGTAGTTCTCAGCCATTTCTGCGGCTTTAGGTGCTAATGCCCGTGCTAATGGTTTAGCGGTCATCTGCGCTGTACCGACTGCTGGTAATGCCACATTAGCTACTACATCAAATGTCGGTTCAAAACGCCCTGTTTTCCATACATCAAGGCGGTTACCACCAGTGCCTACTACGGATGATGGGTTTCTAAATGGATAGTCACCATATGACCAACGGTTTACTTCTTCGGGTGCTTGGCCTAAAAATAGGTCACCAATACCTGTACCGCCAAAAAAAGGTACATAGTCTTTGACTTCGTACTGATTACCAAACTGTTTGGCTCTGCGTAGTAAGTCTGCAATCTTGCCAGCCGTAGGGTTTACTACGGGTTGCGCTTGGGCTATACCAAACTCATCCATTTACTTAACTTCTTTGTCCATGTCTTTCAATTTGTTTGCAAGCATAGCCCTGCGCTCTAAGCGCAATCGTTGCTGTTTCTCTAGCGTGGATTCTTTATGGGGCTGTAATAAGCTGTTTTCGGGCTTAATCTTTTCTTTTTTAAACATCACATATCCTTCATCTTAGAAGCAATCATCTCTCTGCGGGTAGGTTTAGCAGTCTTAGCAGATTCTTTAAAATCTTTAGCTGTGGGTGCGCCTTCGCTACCTACCTTACGCATCTTTTCGCCTGATCCAGCCTTGATACGCTCACGCTTGGCGTGAATGTTTGCGTATAGTCCTTGTTTAGCCACAGTTCCATCTCCTCATAGATGCTTTTGCTCGTTCAGCGTTCTTGCTCTTAGCGACTACACCACCCATACGGGCGCAAAATGATGCCTTCCTGCCTTTATCTGCCTCAGTTTTGGGGTTTGGTGCTGGGGCTTTTAGGTTAGCGTTGTTCTTACGGTTATACGCCTCACGCCCCTTGGCGGTCATCCCTGCGCCCTGCTCTGTAGGCAGGTAATTCTTATCCTTGCCCGTTGTTGTCTTAGGAATGGGTTTATCGTGCTTTTCTACTGCCGCACGAATGTCATCCCTACGACTCATGCCTTTTCCTCAATATACTTAGCGTAGGCATCCTCTAGCTTTGCTTTACGGCTACCCTTGGCGTTCTCACGCTCAACGCTAAGTGCAATGGCTACAGCTTGTTTCTTTGGCTTGCCAGCTTTCATCTCGGTTTTGATGTTCTTACCGACTGCTTCTGCGCTACCTGATTTATCGAGTGGCATAAATATCCTTTTATTTCAAGAACTTAAGTTTATAAGTTGTGGAATTGATAAGATCTGCAATCTCATCAATAATATTTTGTAGTTCGCTGTCTTGTGGCAAGTCTTGGCGGGCTTCTTTAACAAAACTCTGCAGGGATTCCATGTAGCGAATTGGGTCTTTTGGCTGGTGGTAAACACTTGGAAAAGCGGTAAATTTGCCGTACTTCCCCATATAGGATTCAGCAAAGGTATCGGTTAGGTTTACGATGCTGTCGTAATATTTGGCAAGGGCTTTGTGTTTGGCGTAAGAATCAGTAGACCAATGGAAAAAATGCGTGTTGGTCGCAGAATGTAGCATTGTTGCTAGGAATAATGCACAGTTTTCCATACAAATCCTTATGTAATGGGTGTAGTTTCCTCTATTTTATCAATAACTACAAGACAACCGCCACCTTTTTTTATTGCGCCACGCTGTACCATCAACACATCAATTTGTTCATCGTTATCAAATACACCAGCATCGGCTAGGGCATCCCAAAGGGCTTTAATTCGGTTATCGATGTCTTGCTTGCGTCTGTCTTTTGGGTACAGGGTGACCTGCATTTCTAGGCGGGCAGTACCTAGTTTGGGAACTTTCCACTCCACCACATAATCGCTAACTTTTTCTTTAAACTCTTTTCCTGCCTTGCTGATATAACGCCTGTGTCCATGACTCCCCCAGTAATGATTGACGGATGGGGGTAGGGGTAGGTTTAGAATCAACATTAAGAGAGTTTAACAATTCCACGGTGTCTTGGGTCATTTGTTCAAAACTTGGTATATAAAAACCCCGACTCGAATAAGAGGGCAATCGTCTTTCGGTGCGCTTCTTCCCACCTACCCACTCTCTCTGTTTTGCTAAGTGTTGCACCTTGGTCGATTTCTGTGTGACAGGTGTAGCAGAGTGATGCGATTCTGTAATCGTGTGCTTTGAGTCCACGGCCTTTTCCATCCCTTAGTTGATTTGAGTGTGCGGCAACCACTGTGCCATCTGTAGCCCCGCAATGGGTGCAGGGGAAGCTTCTAGCTATCTCCAGTAAGCTTTTATTACGATACATTGGCATGATCCACGCTGGCTTGTTCTAGCTTTACAGCGGATTCTGCAATGTCTACCGCAATCTCCATCATCTGTATGGCGTTGTTGCTTTTTAGGGCATCGTCATAGTGACGGACTAGGGTTCTAAGAACCTGAAACTCGTTGAGTAATTCAATCATTTTAAAATCCGATCTTGGTTACGGTTAGATACTTCTAAGGTCTGCCATGTAGCGTGGCGTAGTCTTGCGGCTTCTAGTTCCCACTTCAGCTTTTCAGCGTTCTCGGTCGCTACCCCAATAGCCTTGCATAAGTCTTGGTAGTCTTGGCTGGCGTATGCTTCCCGTTCCTGCGCCCCAATAGTCTGCTCACCTGACTTCTGCATCATTATGGCTTTTAGACTGCTTTTAAAGGTTTCTAGCTGGGCTAAATCACCCTTGGCGGATGCGTACTTACCAGCGTTATCAAGGATAAAGTCTATACATTTATTCGGGTCTATTTCTCGCATACAGTTCCTTTATTCGTTTTTTTACATCCGCTTCTGTGTCTTTATTTTGTTCAATTAATTCTTTGACCATATCCCAGTTCCTATAACGCTGGGCTATGGCTATGTAAGATTGGGCCAAATACTCAATCCTTTGTTTATAGCTGTTCATCTAATTGCTTAATCTTTTGGCTAATCCTAGCCCGCCATTGTTGCCACGCCTCACCAGCATAAGCAGGGCATCCGACTTCCTGCGCTTTACGGGCGGTCAGTTCCTCAGTCGAGTACCACGGTAATTCGGGTTTTTTGTTGGGTTCTAGGTCAATCTCGTCAGTCCAGCGTTCAGCGTTTAAGAACGAGGCAGGGTACGGGATGTAGTCTTTTTGGGTTTCCTTGATCTTCCAATATTTAAGGTAGTTTGGCATGGCTTCTAGGCATTCTTTTTGCTGGATAGGGGTTAGCCTATTCCATGCCCGTTCAGCGTCTTTGCGCCCCATTTTACGGGGGTATAGGGAGTAGAAATCTTGAAAGGTCATTTGTTCATCCAGTAATAAAGAAATGCGGCAATTATCATAAAAGTAGCAAATACAATAAATGTCGCTATTGCAAAAAAGGTGATTATTGTTTCGATCATTAATTTCTCCAACGCATTGGTTGGTCATTTTTGGTTAATGCAGAAAAATGGCTGATTCTAATTTCAGTTGTTGATTTCCATTTAACCAAACCATCTTCGTCTTGGTCTTTAATTACATGACCATGACTACCCTCTTGGTGTTTTACTCTATCGCCTTCTTTAAACTGATATTCCATTTTCTATCTCACTTTTAATTAAGTGTTACCAGTTTATTAAGGTAGCTTAACCATGTCAACAGTTATTTTATAGGGATTTACCCTAAGTGTTGCTTTTTTAATACGAGATTGCTAGATTTTGAGGACACACCTATCCCTAGCATGAGGAATAGGTGTTATTTACGATCTTGCTGAGTTTGTCGGTTCATATTGCTTCGATGTCTTTGTCGTGCCTAGGTCTGTCTTTATCACATCATCGGTCTATCCGTACAGTACGGTTCTCTTAGGTAGCCAAGCAATAACGGCTAAATGAGGCGCATTTGCGCTAGTAGTTTCTAGGGGTATTTACAGCCTTTACCGTAGCAACACCAATGAGTACGGGCTAGGCAGAATAGAAAAACCCCTTGGGGTAGCTCTAAGTTGATACCGCTTAATAAATGGGTCAACAGCATTTATTAAACGCTCAAAGCTACCTCAAAGGGTCTTGAGGGTTGACCAATATAACTACGCAGGTATCAATCTGCGTCAACAGTATACATCAATCTAATTCAGGCCAAATTAATTTATAACTTTCAGGAAATAGGGTCTTTCGGTTTACTAGCCCGTGACTTTGTTTCTCAAGGGTTGCGGCTAGGATCACCAGCTTATCGTAGGGTATGTCCCCGTTTTGCCACATGGATACGGCAGGAACGCTGATATTTAGCAATTTAGCAACCTTGGTAGGGCCACCCAATAAACGAATGATAGCGACTGAGTTCATAAGGTATCTTAACATATTTCTTGC